TGGTCCAACTGGCTACACTGGCTATACTGGTGCAGGAAACTTCACAGGTTACACTGGTCCTGATGGTCCTACTGGCTACACTGGCTATACTGGTCCGGGGAACTTCACTGGCTACACTGGCTACACTGGCTATACTGGCTATACTGGTGCTCCACAAACAGTAGCTACAGGAGCAGAGATTGATACAGGTACAGATACAGTAAAATATGCTAGTCCTAAAGCAATAGCTGATAGTGGATTACTTTTTAATGTATCAGAAGATGCTTCACCTGAACTTGGTGGAGAATTAGATGCAGGTGCTCACACTATAGGATTTACACAACAAGCTGCTACAGGAGATGGAACTACTACTATAGATTGGAAACTAGGTAATAAAATGAAATTTACATTCGGTGCTCAAAACGATACCTTTACTTTCACAGCACCTACAAACCCTTGTAACTTGGTTCTAATGATGGTTCAAGATGGAACTGGAAGCAGAACTGCAACATTCCCTGCAACAGTTAAATGGGCAGGTGGGTCGGCACCAACGCTTACAACTACTGCTGCAGGAATAGATATAGTTTCTGCATACTGGGATGGAACTTCATACCATTCTGTGGCTAGTTTAGCTTTCGCAGTACCAGCATAATAATTAACTGATTTAGATATATGGCGATAGATAAGAAAGGAGAAGAAGTCTTATTTCAATAGCATTTGATGCATCAGAAGCAACAGGAACAAACAATTCAGCTCATACAAGTAAAACTTGGAGTCATACCTGTACAGGTGATGATAGGATTCTTATTGTTGGTATAAGTACTTATGACTCTACTGGTGGCAGTAAAATTTCAGGCATTACCTATAATGGTGTTGCTATGACAGAATTGACAGAAGCATCTGCACAATATAATCAATACTTTTCAATGTGGTATTTAGTTGCACCTGCAACTGGAGCTAATAATATAGTGGCTTCTTTCTCATCTCAATTATATTCTTGGTGTACTTCTGCATCATATACAGGTGTTTCTCAAATAGGTTTCCCAGATGCATCAGATTCAACATCAGATGCATCTGGAGATACAATTACTGGTACTGTTACAACAACTGTAGATAATTGTTGGACAGTTATGTCTGCTTGTTCTGCAAATGCTTCTGATTTAGCTGCTGGAACTGGAACAACAATTAGAGAATTATCTTTAATTGGGAATTTTGAATGGTTAGCATTATGTGATAGTAATGGAGCAATAACTCCAGCTGGCAGTACATCTCTAATATGTGAAACATCTGTTACTCATAATATTGGCAATATAATAGCTTCTCTTGCACCAGCAGAAGGAGGAGCAACAGCTAATTCAATAATGTTCGGAATGAACTTTTAATATAAAAATCGCTATAAAATAAATAATATATATGGCAAAAGATAACAAACTTTAATATAATTTAAAAACTATATACTATGGATTTAGACCTACAAACAACTTTGGGGATTATAGCACTAGCTTCGGTCGGAGTGAATGTTATTTTAGCTGTCAGAAAGCCGAATGAGAAACAGAACCTCTCTATCTCTTCACTACAAAAGGATGTAGGTACAAACACTAAAAACATAAATAAGATATCTCACGACATTGAAAAGATAAAAGATAACCATTTAGCTCACATCAACACTAGGCTTACAAAAATAGAAACTTTATTACATACATTATTAAATAAATAATAATATGTTTGGAAGAACAAAAAATAAAGGGTTTTTAGAAAGACCAGTCCACGAGCTGGACTATAGATTTGGGAAGTCTCCTATAGTTCACGATGTCAGAATCTTCAATGGCAACTGGAGCGACTATGCTACTGATTTTGAATTGCAAAAACAGAATGGCTTTGAAGCTATGGATTGTGTGACCCAAGCTGTTATCAACTCTATTCAAACTCAAATGAACTGGATGATAGCTACTGGTAAGATGCCTAAAGAGGTGTTCGACTTTTTGTTAAAAAATAATTGTATCGTAGAAGGTCAGGTCCAATTCTCAAAGAAATTCATCGCTATACTTTCCGAGACTACTCCACAAGGTAATTACCTTACAAAGGTAGCCCAAACAATCAGAGAGGTTGGATGTATTCCAGAATCAATGCTTCCTATCAGTGGTAAGAACTGGGACGAATTTTATAACAAAGGACAAATTACACAGGAGATGAGAGACTTTGGTAAGAAATTGTTTGATAAAGATAATGCTGATGCTTTTTTCACTCTTCAATATGAGTGGGTAGTTACTCCAAATACCGGAGGGAAGTATGAAGAGCAGAGAGCTAATATGATGCACCACTTAAGGCACGTTCCATTGATAGTAGCTAAAAGCAGTCACGCTATATTAAAGATTTTAGGTATCAATAAAGTCAGGTGGCAAATACTTGATAGCTATAGCCCTTTCTTAAAAGATAAAAAATGGGACTTCAATGCTCCCTGGGTATTAAAAGTAGTTGTTAATTTAAAAGACAACAATAATAAAAAACCTATGAAAATAGTAAAAACAGATTCTTCTCCACATATCTATCTGATAACTGGAGATAATAAGAATAAGATTATGCTTATCGATATGCCTACATTAGATGCGTTGGCACAATCGTTTACAATCATTCCCCAAGATGAATTAGATAGATATAGTGATGGTGGAACAATGATTTGGGTAGATAGAATAATTAACTAGCTAAAAATAATGATATGGGAATTTTAGACAAAATTTTAAAAAGAGGAGATAAAAAAGAAGAGTTAGAAGAAGCACCAATGCCAACAGAAGAAGTTGGTGAAGCTGTAGAGGATTTAGATGAAGCACCAGAAATAGAAGACAATGGTGTGAATAGGGAACCTGTACCGTATATACCAGCTCCTAAACCAAACCAAGTCTTCAACTCTGACTCAAATGAGAAGGACCCGAAGACACCAAGCTTTTTATAAACAATTAACATCCGCAAAAATGAATAAACCAAAATTTAGCATTGCTCTCATAGCTAGAAATGAGGCTGAAACTTTACCAAGAATGATAGGCTCCTTGAAAGAATTTCAGGAGCGAGGTGGTGAGATTTGGGTCTTAGATACTGGCTCAACTGATAACACAGTTGAAGTAGCAAAAGGCTTAGGCTGTAAAGTCGAAGCTGTAGGTGACAAGTTTAGAATTAACATTGATGAGGAACTAGCAAAGAAAATCAATGATAAATTTATAGTCGAGGGTGAGGCACCAGTAGTGAAAGCTGGCGAGTCTCTATTCGACTTTGCTTCAGCTAGGAATTATGCTGCTCTCCTACCAGAGAACAATATGATTGCTACTCCTGACTGTGATGAAATCTACACCAAGATGGACATTGATAAATTGGACAAGGCAGTCGAAGATGGCTACCAACAGTTCGAATATAACTTTGTCTTTTCACACGACGCACAAGGTAATGCAGTAATTAAGTTTAGACATTGTAAATTCTACGATAGAAGAAAGTTAAAATGGACTGGAATTATCCACGAAGTTTTAACTGGAGACGCTAAGAAATTGTTCTTTGAGGAAGATATAATCAAGCTAGAACATTATCAAAACGAAACTACAAATCGTTCTGGCTACATCAAAGGTCTTGCTATAGATTGTTTCAACAATCCAGACAATGACCGGAACTCCCACTACTTCGCTAGAGAAATGTATTATCTAGGAAGATTCAAGTCAGCAATCAAGGAGTTTAAAAGACACATTGCAATGGATAAGTGGGCTACAGAAGCCGCACAGTCAATGCTTTATGTCGGAGATTGCTACAAAAAGTTAGGTGATTTTGGTGAAATGCTGAAGTGGTACTCATTATCTGTAGATAAAGAGCTACGGAGAGAGCCTCTAATGCGTTTAGCTGAATACTATTATGGTAAAGGGATGCAAAAGCAAGCAATAGCTTATGCTGAAGCAGCTCTAACTGTTACTCAATTACCGTTTTACTCAAACCATCAACCTTATTATGAGAATGGTCCTCACGAATTACTGTATGTTTCATACTGGAACATTGATAAAGCAAAGAGTAAAGAACACTGGAAAAAAGCTATCGGCTTTGCTCCAAGTAATCCGAAGTATCTTGAAGATGCTAAATGGTACAAAGATAATCCAGAAGAGTTTACAGGCGAGAGATACATTCCCGGTATCAATAGACCTGATATGGAAGCCGAGCATTACGCTAGATACAATTTCGCAGTTCCATTTACAGAAGGCAAAGTAGTTTTGGATGCAGCTTGTGGAGTTGCTTACGGAAAAGATATTTTAAAAGCTAAAGAATATATCGGAATAGATATAGAGCCGGGTGAAGGTATCATCGTCCAAGACCTTGAAAAAGGTATTGACCTAGATATCAAGCCAGATGTAGTTGTGTCCTTTGAAACAATTGAACATTTAGAAAACCCTGTGAAGTTCTTGCAATGGGTGAAGGATAATTGTAAACAGTTTATTTTCTCAATCCCGGTTAGTATGCCGAGTGAGTTTCATAAGCAGGTTTATACCATTGAAGAAATCAAAGAACTGATTGGACACTTCTTCCCAGTAGTAAAATACTACGAGCAAAATGCTGGAGAGATTACTGAAGAATCTGGCAATGCTAAATATATTGTTGGAGTAGCTGAAATAGAACCTGAATTACCAGAGAGGGAGCCAGTTGAGCCAAAGATTTCATTTATTATCCCTACACTTGGTAGAGAAGAAGGTTTAGAGAGGTGCACAAAATCAATCCAAATGCTCAATTATCCTGAAGATAAAATAGAAATAATTATTGTTCGTGATAGTTTTGAAGATAGAATTGGTGTTCCAAAACTTGTGAAAAGAGGATTAAAGCTTTCAACTGGCGATTGGATTGTATTCGCTTCGAACGATACTGAATTTACACCAGAGTCCATCAACGAAGCTTTGAAAGTTGGTGAGAAAGGATATGTAGCTTTCAACACTGGAGAGGTTTCAGCTGATGAGGGTAATATCAATGAACACTTTATGATTCACAAGAGTATTATCAAGGTGATAGGGGATATATTTGATACAGACTTTTGGCACGTTGGTGTAGATAATCTACTCTGGGCTAAGATGAAGAAACTTGGGATAGCCAAGCGAGCCGATAAAGCAATAGTTATACATAACCACTTCACTAAAGGAGCGGAGATGGATAAAACATATAAAGTCGGTTGGGATGTAGCAAAGGTTGGCGAAGACCGAGCATTACTAGCTAAAAAATTAGAAGAATTAAAACAATAAACATATGGAATTATTTTTACCAATGCTTACAGCCTTACTTGTTGAGGGCTTTAAATGGTCAGTCAACAGGATAGGTAGAAAAGCAACTACTTGGATAATTTATCTGGGAGTAGCTATTCTTTCATTCATTTGGGCATATCTAAAGATAGAAGGTGTATTAACACAAGCTTTCTTACAGATGGCACTAACAAATGTAGCAATAGCAGTTGGTACCTACGAAATTATAATCAAATGGATTATAAAACAAGGTATCATTACCGGTGTATTCAAGAAGTAAATTGATAAAACACCCCAATTATTGTATAATTAAGATATAAGTAACAAAAAAAAAGATGAACCCTCAAATTAAAATTACAAATAATATAGGTAACACGATTGTTATTCCAAATGAGCTGGATATCAAGGCGACTACCTATATGAGCAGCAATATTGCTGCGGGGGTAATAGCGGTACCCGTAGATAACACTGCTGACTTTACTGACCCAGCTGCTCCACCGGCTGATTCAACATTATTATTGTTGTCATCAATTGGAGCTGAAAATGCTGAAATAGTTGTGTCTTCGGCTAACTCTGCTCAATCTTTTACTACAGCAGCCACTGCACTAGCTCATAATCGTGGTGATTCTGTTAGAGAAGTTAAGTGGGACCAGATAGAACTACATAAATCTGCCACTATTGATGGTGCTTATGTTCTCGTAGGAGCAATTACAACCATCTTTGCTACCCAACAGTCCACAATTCTATACGATACAGCAGGGACTACAGGTGAATACTACAAAGTTCGGTGGGTAAATTCAGTCACATCAGACACTTCAGACTTTTCCACTGCGATAAGTGTAACAGCCTACCCAGAAAATTCAGTTAATTCCATCATCAAACCAGTGCGTAGAGCAATGGGGATTTCAGATGATGATAATAGAATCACAGCAGATTTCTGTATTTCAGCAGTCGATGATGCTAGAAAGTTTACTCACGGCAAGCTCTATGGTATTCGTCACGCTTGGCAACAAGAGTTCGAATTTCCTATCAAGATGCTAGCCGGTTCTAACTATGTATCCTTACCAGATAATATTGATTTTTCAGAGACAGATAGGTCTGTTTTAGCAGCAAGGTTATTAGTAGATAACATATTAACGCCATTCAATATGAGGTATATTGATAAACGAACTTGGAACCAAGTGGCGTTTTCAGTAATGGGTGGTACCACCTCTGGTTCAACTGCGATAGGTGCCACTGAAATAACATTAGACAATGTTGGGGATTTCCCTGACAGTGCATCCGGTGTAGCTTATGTAGCAACAGCAGATTACGATGAAGAGATTGAAGAAATTGCTTACACCGCTATTGATACAACAACAAATCAACTTACTGGAGTGACTGGAATCACTAGAATAATTCCAACTGGAACTCGGGTTTGGTCGAGACCCACAATTTCACAGCCTATCTATTACACTGTCTTTGAGGATAAATTGTATTTCGACAGAATAGTTCCAGATTCAATGCAAGGACAAAATGTCTATATTGATTACTATAAAAAGATTGATGAAGTTGTAAGTCTTTCAGCAGAGCTCCCAGAGCACTACCGAGAGATTTATAAGTGGTATCTCCGCTATGCAATCAAGTATCGTAAAGATACTTCATTGGATGCGAAAGACCCCGACCTTATGAAGTTTGAAGAATTGGTGCAAGCCTTATTCAATAACCTCTACACGGGGCAAGAGTCCACGATTATAACAAGTTAAATAAAAAACACATATGGCTTATACAAATCCGCTGATACCTCTAGTTGATATTCAACAACAAGAGCAACCATCAGCAACAAGTTCATACCAGTTAGTTACCTTTGGTACCGTATCTGGTGGAAGTCCTTATGCTGGTGCTACTTATGCAAACATCTTTGCATTAGAGTGCTTGCTTCAAGATTTAGATGGTTCAGCTGTTTACCAAATGACTGGTACAGTAGCTGTCCCAGCTTGGTCAGTAATTGGTTCCGGTGCAGCCGGAGCAACTGGCTATACTGGCTATACTGGCTATACTGGTAATGACGGCGATGCTTCAGCTACTGGTGCCACTGGTCCTGACGGTCCTACTGGTCCTACTGGCTATACTGGTCCAGCTGGTGAAGGTAGTTTCACTACTGCTGAAACTGGTCCCGTTGCAACTATCACAGTTACAAACGGAATAGTTACAAACGTCACAGTTTAGTTTTTCTCCTCCCCACTTTTTTTTGCGGATGAGTGGGGGGATAGGAAAGTTAAAAATAAACTTATGCCAGATGTAGTAAAAGATATTAAAATACCATATGCAACAGAAGGGGTTATACGGTCAGCTCAATTAAGCGACAATATTTGCCCAGAGAATTCTGTTCAATTGGCAATCAATATGCACTTCGATAGAATTGGTTCAATAACTACCCGTCTTGGTATTGATGATGATGGCATTACAGCTCTAGCTGGTAGTGTTACTTCTTTTGGAACTTTAAATATTCAAGGAGGTAATAAAAGATTATATGGTCAGGTAGGCACAGACATTTCAGCTTGGAATGGCTCTACTTGGTCTTCAGTCAGAACAACTACAGTTACAACTATAGCTAGATACAGCCAATGGCTGAATGAAACTTGGATGGTAAATGGTAATGCTGGCGATGCAGTACAAAAATCAGCAGGCAGTACTTTCTCTGCTACTGGTGTTCCAGCAGGTTTTCCAAAAGGTGATTTCATTCAAGCTGGTTTTGATGGTCGTGTCTGGGTAGGAGATTCTGCTAATGACATTCTTTACTACACAGATATTGTTCAATCCTCTGACGGTACATCTTATGACGCTTTAACATTTACTTTAACTACAAACTTCATAGCTTCATTCTCACCTCAAAATGGTGAGTCAATGACTGGATTATTCAGGGTGCCTAAAGCTCTCCTAGTATTTAAAGAGAACCATATCTACAGAGTTTATAGCGTTAACAGTGACAACACTGCTAACCTTGACCCGTATCCAGCTTATAATGTTGGTACCTATTCTCAAGAATCAATCATTCAGGGTAAAGATGGCATTTATTTCCATCACTCTTCTGGTTTCTACAAGTTCAATTACGATGGACAACCTACTGAAATTTCTCGCAGAGTAAATGACTTTGTAAAAGCAATACCAAGAAGTTACTATTCTAGTGTAGCTGGTATCTATGATGGCAGGGATGCTGTAAAATGGAACGTTGGACCAGTTACTGTTGAAGGTGTGACCTATTCTAATTGTCAGATGAGATATACATTATCCACTCAAGTGTGGACTATCTATGATTTGGGAGTATCTCCTACCGCTATGATTATTTATGATGATGGAACAACCATTGACCAGATTGTAGGAACCTCTACTGGACTGGTTGGTAAATTAGATATGGGAAACACTGATTTCGGAACGGCTATTTACTTCGAAATGATTGACCGTTGGAGGTCATTCATTGAGATGTATTCTCATATTAAGACTATGGGTGGTATAGCAGTTATGAGTGAAAATGCTGGAGGAACATTGGTCCAGTATCAAACAAATAAAGAAAAAGTTAATAAATGGCACGACGTTGGGACACTTACTTCAGACTATGCAGGATTATTTCCTAGTGCAGTGACCAATGATTTTAACCAAATAAGATTAAGAATAAGAGGGAACTCGACAGGAACTCCCATAATATTTAACGGCATCGAAATAATTTCACTTGAAGATGCTGGTTTTGAAGAAAACTAATTATGAAGTTATCAGAGTTATATTTGAATAGGTATCTCTACAGAGATAATAATCAAAACTCCGAGACAAAGGGAGCCGATTTTGAATCTGCTGATTCTTCTGGAGATGACCCTTCTTATGTAGCTTCCGGTGGTTCTGCCGAAGATATAAATCAGGGCAATGTTCCTATAAACCCAGCACTGTTACCTGATACCACTATAAATGTAGGTGATTGGGGTTGGACACAGAACTGTGCTTTTTCTTCTACTGATACTGATACTGTCTCTTGGGGGTCCGGTACATTTTTTGATGCCGCTGGGAATTCTTATTCAATTTCAGCTGGCAATACTGGGAATATGTCCCAAAAAACTTATATATATTTATCATTACTTGATTCTGAAACAGTTTACCAAACAACCACAACATCTTCAGACGCAGTAGGGCTTGGAAAAGTACTTATAGCCGTTGCTAAAAATGAGTCCGATGCTGCTACTTACAACTTGACAGAAGCTGAACAGATTGTTGGTGATAACATACTTGTAAATACTATTGATGCTTCAAAGATTGTAGTGGGTTCATTGATTGTTGGAACTAATGTTGCGATTGGTTCAGCTGAAGATGCAGCTGGTGTGACTACTATTGTTGGAAACACAGTGGACACTGGCTATGTGAACGCTTTAGCAATAACGGTCTTGGGAACAGTTACAGCTGGTGAAATACAAGTTATAAATGGTGGAAATACTATTGGACTTACTCCGGGAGGAACCAATGCTATCTTCGCAGGAACCACAGGTTCACCACAATTCAAAGTAACTCCAGCAGGAGCTGTAACTTGTAGTAATATAACTATTACAGGTGGAACCATTCAATGGTCAACTGTTAATGGAACTACCAATGCTCCAGATAGCAATGCTACTGTGGGAGCTACACTTGGTACAAATGTCAGTGGTGGTGGTACAGGAAACAACGAAATAAATAATAGTGGATATGTCACAACTATTACTGCTACCAGTATTACAACTGGAACTTTATCTGCTATAGATGTGCAGAGTGGTACAGGTAATGAGAGAATTATATTGGACAATGGTAATTACATTAGATATTATGCTAGTAATGTTTTAAGAGCTTCTGTCAGGGGGACAACTTCAGGTAGTGGTGGATTATTTCAAACTGGTGGTGATTACTATTTACAAAATAATCATAGTTTTTTTATAGCTTCAACAACCGGTGGGTCCAGTGAGTATGGTGGTGTTAGTGTTACAAATAGTAATGAACTTTGGATAACTCTTGGTACCGGTAATGATTTCTTTATAAAAAATAACGCACAGTCAGCAAATTATTTTACAGTATCCTCAACCAGAGCTTATATAAATGGATACCTATACTTGAATACAGAGACTTCAAACCCAACTACAAACAGAGGAGCTATTTGGCATTACTCTAATAGTGGGACAGACCAGTTTAGAGGAGTTCCTACAGGCACAACAATTTATTCATTTGATATGACGGCAGTATAAATATATGAAAAAAGAAGATAACAAAAAACCATCCTATTTTGATAAAGAGAAGTATTCATTAGCAGAAAGGAAAGACATCTATAAAGCAGAAATAGATAGTATGATGAACCCTTTCCCATCTTTTAACCCAGAAACTTTTGAACCTAATGGTGATGATTATAAAGAAGTAGCTGATAGGGCTAGAGAAAAACCTGTAAAACTATTACCTACCTTCGGATTAAACCCAAAAAAAATACGAGAAGGTCAGATGATTGGGATGTTCGAGAGCAAGCAAGACCTATATTTAACCCTTGCACACAGGATAAATGAGATGCAAGCTGAAATAGACCTGTTAAAAATCAACAAAAAGTAATATAATAAACATATGGCAAGACAAATTTACAGAGTGGGTAGTGACATCTACAATAAGGCTACCGGTCAAAAAATCAGTTATGCAGACTGGATGGCTAATTGGAATGGGAAACCAGATGTTGTAGAATCAAATGCTCCAAGTGAAACACAGGAATCTGTGGATAAACTGTATGCTGATGCAGCTGCTAATAACCCAAAAATACAGGAGCTTATGCAGGGTGGTAGTTCGCTTGAAGAAATTATTAACGGTTTATCAACAGGTAATTTGACTGGTATAGTTGACTGGAATGGTCAGCCTTTTAGTGCAGAAGACCAACAGGCGGCTCTCCAAAGAGGACAGGAGGACAATAAACTCTACTATGAAGCCTTACAGCAAAAAGAAACCGCTGATGCAGAAGCTTCAATAGCTCAACAGCAAGCTGATTACCAGAACTATTTGATAAACTCTGGGCAAAGATTTGAAGCTGATAAGATGAAGTCTGATACAAGTGCCGCTAGGTCTGGTGCTCTCTTTTCAGGTGGTAGAGTTCAGAAGGAAAAGAATATGCAGAGAGCTTATGAACAAGACCAATCCTATACTAGAGATAAAGTATCTAGGAACATTGGCAGTACAGCCAGTGACTTTCAATATAAATATGGCAACGAAGCAGCCGGT